CGGCGCCGTCTCATCGGTGTACTCGTTCCCATCCCGCGCCTGGTGATTGAGGCGCGGGTGGGCCTTCCGGCTATGCCGCCACAACCAAGTATCGATGCCCGCCTCACGTCGCCGCTCGTCCGCGAGCGCGCTGGTCAGCTTGTTGAGCTGGTCCGAGGCGATCCGGGTTGCCCGCTTCCGGCTCATGCCAACGCTGTCCCGGATGGTGCTGGCTACCTCGCGCGCCGGGGTGCGGTTGCGAAGCCCATCGAACACGGCGTTGCTGATCTTCTGGCGCGTCACGTCAGATACGTCCTTGACCAGGGCGACGTTCCATTCGATCGAGGTCTCCAGGCTGGCGCGCACGTCGCCGGCGCCGATCATGGTTTCGAGATCCACACCGGTCGCCGACAGGACCGCGCCGCGCCATTTGCCGCGGTACCATTGCTCTGTCCGAAGCGCCCAGTCGCGCACCTCGGGCGTCAGCAACAGCACGAGCCGATTGATCTGCTCCGCCGCGCCGTCGATCTCGGCGCGCACGTCGGCCGGGGCGTCCGTCGTCATCTCGGAAACGGTGGTCGAGTAGGCGGCGATGATGCGTTCTGCACTCGCTGCCCACGCTTGAACCACAGGGTTATACACAGCCCGGTAGAGGTTCGTCGCAAGCGTTCCCGGAGGATCGATGTCGCGCAGGACGATGGAGCGCTTGCGCATGCCCGGCTTGGCCCGGCGCGTCATGGCTGCGAGATCGTAGCGGGGCATCAGTCGCCACCCCAGCCCTCCGACACCACTTCGAAGCGCACGAACTTCATTGCGATGTTGAACACGCGGTCCTCGCTCATCCAGCCCAGCCAGACGAACGGATAGAAGATGTATGCGATAGGCTTGACGAGGCGGGTGTGAGCGCGAAGGCGCAGGGTCAGCGTTGCCATGTCAGGCCTCCGTGATCGACCGCTTCCAGTCGAGGTTAAGCGGTTCAAACAGCTTCGGCCCGAACTCAAGCGCGCCCTGGTAGGGCTTGAGCGCGGTCAGGTCGGTGTCGGCCGGGACATCGAACGAGATCGTGACGTGCGGGTGGTACTCGTCGAAGTCATGGCTGCCGCCCGCGTCCACCATGGACCGGTGGCGGCTCTCCAGCTCCCACGAGGCGAACAGCAGCACGACCGCGTTCTCGCCGAAGCGCTCGATCGCGCGCGGGCCGCCGGGCTTCACGCGGATGTGGCCGTTCTCGTCGCCGGACCAGCTTTCGCCCATCTTCATCGGATCGACCGCTGTCTTGGAATAGAGCACGGTCACATGCATGTCGTCGGCGGAGAGTGTGGACTTGAAGCCGTTCTCCTTCGCCCAGGCGATCAGGGCCGCGCCGTTCAGGAGCTTGCGCTGGACGTAGAGCGGGCGGGGGGCGGCATCGGCGAAGAACCCGAGCGCCGCATCATTGGCGGCACGGCGGGCGGGCACGGTCGTCCCGCCGCCGGCAGACGCAGGATCACCTTCCTTTCCGGCTTTGAGTGCGGACGGGTCATCGTCCGTACCGTCGTCGTCCGGGTTCAACCCGAACCTCTCGTTTTCGGGGATGTCCGCGAGCGCCTGGTCGAGACCCGGCACATACTCGCGCTCGGACATCAGGTTCTGCACGCCCTTGGCGAGCGCCTCGTCTGGAATCGCACCGGTCGCCTGGAGCTTCGTCACGGCGTCCATGGTGGTGTTGAAGGTCTCGGCCTCTTCCTTCTCGGAGGGCACGGAGAGCGGGGCGAACTTCCACGTCACCTTCTCCGGGTCAGCGCCGGCCGAGCGAAGCAGGAACGGGTCGAGCTGTTCGAGGCAGGGACGCAGTTCCAGCTTCTGCCCGGCGACCACCATCTTGTTCCAGTTGTCGTCGTCGGATTTGCCGGTGGCGTTCATGCCAGCGGGCGAGCGGCCAGTCAGGCGGGTGAACGGGATGTCGGACACGGCGGCTACCCGCTGGTCGAAGGCATCCATCATCGCGGGGATGCCGTTCCAACTGATCTGGTAGTCGCCGATGGTCTCGCCAGCGTCGTCCTGACCACCCGATGAGCGGTAGACGGTGGCGTTCAGGCTGCTCTCGCCGAGAGCGATGACCTCGATGCGCTTGTTGAGCTGCTCGGGATCGCGGCTGTCGAGATCGGGGATACCGATGCGCAGCAGCTTGGCCTTGCGGACCAGGGCGGCGAACCATGCCTGCGTCTCGTCGGAGCGCTGGACCTCGGTGCAGACGCGCAGCAGGCGGCTATCGCCCCAGAACAGTTCCTCGTCGGCAACAGCGGACCCGGCAGGCAGGCGCGCGCCCCGGAAGCAGATAACCCGGCTCGGGTGGATACGGACTTGCGCGCCCCGGTCGCCCTGCATCTCCCACATGGCCGGTTCACCATAGCGGGGGGAGGCGAGATCCTTGATCCAGTCCTTGCCGGTGATCTGCAGCGTGAGACGACGTTGATCGCCACGATACCGCCCTTGCGGATCTGGTCGGGCTTCAGTTCGGTAGCGTGGTCGCCCGCGGTGATGATCACCAAGGCGCCGCCGCCGATGCCGCGGAGGTTCTCCGCCTCTTGAACCTTGCCGATCAGGCCCAGGCGCTTTTCCTCGGCCTCGATGTCGTCAATGGCCTTGGCTTCGGCTTGCCAGTCCCGCCATTCGCGCACGCGATCCTCGGCGGGGATGCTGATCACCTTCCGCATCATGCCGGACGACATATAGGCGGCGATCGCAAGCTGGTGGGTGAAGATGCCGGGGAGGGCGGTTGCGCCACCTCCCATACGGCTGAACGGGTTCAGGCGGCCGACTGCCTCGAACGCGCCTCGGAGGTTGTCGGTGATCCAGGCCATGCGCGAAAAGCTAGAACATGGCCGTCAGCTCTTTACCGCCTTTATAAGCTATCCAGAACGGGCTTTTTCTTTGCCAACAGACTGACAAGATGGCTGTCTCCTCGAGGCGTTATCGCCCAGTAACTCCCCTTATCGTTCACCCCGCGCTTCTTAGTTCCGGGCTGCATTAGTCCAAGGGCGCGAAATTGAATAAGAATATCCGACCAAGTTTCTAAGTAAACTTCCGCCTCTATCAAATCGTATGCTGGCTTAATTTCATCTAGACTATGGAATCTGGATAAAAGGCCTTTAAGTCGCGTTTCTGTGGCTTCATTTATGATCGCAGGGCCAACATCTCTATATATATCGTCCCAGGTAGTTTCAACCGACCATTCCTCACCTTTTCTTGCGTAGGTTCCTTTGCTTCGTATTGTTCTTACGCCTCTCAACGTCACCTTATCAGCGCCGGATTGGAGAGTTTCATCTGGTTCTTCTTTTTTCTGCGCGCTGATAGCCTCTCGCATGGACCGATTTTCCTCGGTCAGTATGTTGATACGCTCGAGAAGGGCTACCGGTGATGATCCGTCGTTTCGTATCCAACCCGGTCGAGGATTGATTTTGATTTCTCGAATGAGTGATCGAGAAACTAATCCCCCCAACTCGGATGGACTCTTCCATTTTCTGATTGGATGTTCTGCCATGACCTCAGATCGAAACGCGTCGAGCTTACTTTGTAGCTTTTCATCTCGTTCGGCTTTTCCGACGGGGATTTTGTCAGGATCTGCATGAACGAAGGCTAATACCGGAATACCGAGCTTTTTTGCGTAACGATATTCTTTTTCGGTGTAGCTTATGCCATCGGCGGAAATTGAGCCGTATCGCCCGCCAACGATCAGGATATAGTAATCGCATTCATCGATTACTCGTTTTATGACGTCCCACTGACTTTCATTGGACGCAACGAAGGCTTCCATCCCAGTTGGGATGCAATCCATTTCCCACACCGCCTGTATGACCTCAGCTCGTTCTTCCTTCAGGTCTGTGAAGGTTGAGCTAATAAAAACCTGATGTCTAACTGAGTATGACAAGCGCGCTCTCCGAATCGTCAACCATATTTCATGCTTTCCGAATTAGCCCGCGGCAAGAACCTCATGTCAGGTTTTCCATTCCGTACCGTTTACGTAAGGCGATGGCCCCAAAAGCCCGAGAGGTGCTGTCCGGCGTGTCATCGTGCTTAGCGCTGGG